TGACCATTACTTATCACAGTCAAAATCGAAAGGAACTGGTGAAAGCCATCAGTGAGATTATCGGCATTCCGGCAGTATATCAATTCATGCCCACCTGTGCCTACAAAATCGGGGAATGCTACACCGTTACCAAGTCCGGTGATCTGGAAATCAGTGACCAAGCCGACCATAAGGAAACAGAACGGCTTCTTGCCGAACTGGCAAATCGGGGCTATGTTGTTCCAGACACATCAGAGCCGGAATCCAAAGGCTTGACTGTGCAGATGCCAGCCGATTTCTTCACGGAGCATACACTGGGCAATCTCCGGCAGATCTGTGAAAACAAGGCTGCCCTTTTTCAGGCAGCTTTTCAAACGGATTCGCTGGACATCATTCCGTCTGATGAAAAGGTGGAATTCCCTTGGTTTACAGTCGAACAGGATGGTGATGCAGATGCCTACTGCACCTTCATTTCCATGCTCTGCGAATTTGCCAAGAACCAGAGCCGCATCAACCGCAAGCCGGATACCTCCGACAATCCCAAGTACACCATGCGGTGTTTCCTGATTCGTCTGGGAATGGTGGGAGCAGAATTCAAGGCGGCAAGAAAGGTTATTCTTCGGCATCTGTCCGGCAATTCCGCATTCAGAAAGGTTGGTGATACTGATGCAGTTTCCGAGTGAATCATATTTGGAACAGCTGCGAAAAAAGTACCCTGTCGGAACGAAATTACAGCTGATTTCTATGCGGAATGAAACATATCCGATTCTTCCCGGAACAGTCGGCGAGGTCACACATATTGACGATGCGGGTTCTATTCATATGCGGTGGGAGAATGGTTCTTCCCTTGCTCTGATTCCCGAAATCGACAGTTTCCAGACCGTATCCGAGGCGAAAAAATAAGGCGGCACCTCCTCCATTGTAATGTATGTTACCATACAATCGCAAGGATTGCAAGGGTGTATTCTACACAATCTTTTGCCCGCATTTTCTGTAGATTTAGCCGCTTGCTATCTCCTCCGTTTAGAGTTAATATGGGTACAACAAAAGGAAAAAAGCCCGAAATTACGGAGGAAAACACCATGAACGAAAAAACCGCAAAGCAAATCGAAAACCTGAAAAAGCAGACCATCGGCGTGGAGATTGAGATGAACCACATCACCAGAGAACGAGCTGCCAGACTTGCCGCTGACCATTTCGGCACGGGCAGATACGAATACACCGCAAGCCGAAACGGATACAGCACCTGGTCAGCTTGGGATGCACAGGGTAGAGAATGGAAATTCCAGAAAGATGTCAGCATTGCAGGATGCGATGCTGAAAAGTGCGAACTGGTCACACCGATTCTGAAATACGAGGACATTGAAACCTTGCAGGAACTGGTCAGAAAGCTTCGCAAAGCCGGAGCAATCAGCCATGCAGGCATCGGAGCCGGGGTTCACATTCACATCGGTGCCAACGGACACACACCGCAAACCCTGCGAAACCTCGCCAACCTTATGGCGAGCCACGAACGGCTGATTGCAGATGCCCTGAAAATCGACCAAGGCAGAATGAACCGATATTGCAGAACGGTCAATCCCCAATTCATCGAACAGCTGAACCAGAAAAAGCCCACCAACATGGCACAGTTTGCAGACATCTGGTATACGGCGAACGGGGCAAATTACGGCAGAAATCAGCACTACAACGACAGTCGATACCATATGCTGAACTATCACGCAACTTTTACAAAAGGCACAATCGAATTCAGACTTTTCCAGTTTGACAAGCCTACAACAGAAAAGAAAAATGGACTTCATGCCGGACAGCTGAAAAGCTACATACAACTTTGCCTTGCCCTTTCCGAAATGGCAAAGGGACTACGAACCGCCAGCCCAAAACCACAGCAAACGGAAAACCCGAAATTCGCCATGCGGACATGGCTGATTCGGCTTGGGTTGGTCGGCGAGGAGTTTTCCACAGCGAGAAATTTTCTTACCAAGAACCTTGACGGCGATGCCGCCTTCCGGTTCGGCAGATAAAGGGGCAGCCTTTTGCTACCAGCTACACCAGACCGCTTCGGCGGTCTTATGGTGGTGAAAGGGTATCCCTTTCAGAAAGGATTTGATTGCATGAAAAAGTTTTACCTTGCCTACGGCAGCAATCTGAACGTGAAACAGATGCAGTTCCGCTGCCCGGATGCCAGAATTGTGGGGACTGCGGAGATTCCAAATTACCAGCTGCTGTTCAAGGGCAGCAAGACCGGCTCCTATCTGACCATCGAACCCAAGCAGGGCTGTACCGTTCCGGCGGCAGTGTGGTCGGTGTCGGAACGAGATGAACTTGCTCTTGACCGCTATGAGGGGTATCCCCATTTCTACTACAAAACGGAACTGGAACTTCCTTTTGTAGAAACCGGAAAAAAGCTGACCGCCTTTGTGTACATTATGCACGAGGAACGGAAACTGGGCATTCCCACTTCTGCCTACATCCGCACCTGTGTGAATGGATACCGCCAGTTCGGCTTTGACCTGAAACACCTGCGGAAAGCCATGGACATCAGCGAACGGGAGGTGTACCACCATGAAAACGGATAAGCCAGTTTCGGCGGTCTGCCCACTTTGCAGAAAACCCTACTCCGGTGTTCCGGCACTTTCCAGAACGGACAATCAAACGCCCATTTGCCCGGACTGTGGCATTCGGCAGGCACTGGAAAGCATCGGCGTTTCCACGGAGGAACAGGAGAAAATCCTGTCTGTAATGCACCGAAAGTTTCTCATGTAACCGCCCTGTTTGCCCTGTGTGGGCTTTCAGAGCACTTGCCGAAAAACTGCCCAAAGTCAAAACCAGCCCCACACAGGCGAACTGTGCGGGGCTTGGTTGGTGGCTGCGATTTTCCGAGATGTCTTTTCCATTGTACTGTATTTTACCATAGAAAAGCAAGTTTATCCAGTGTCAGATCCACCAAATATACAGCGAAAATAACGCCTTATGTTCTGTACATTTAGCCACTTGCTATACGCCAAAAGGTATGGTAATATACAGTTACCGAAAGGGAAAACAACCAAAAAAAACGGAGGAAAAACACAATGGTAGCATACGGAATCGCAAAGGCAAGGGCAATAGCAAACAGAACGGACTGGAACGAAAGAACCGAAATCACAAAGGCGGTCATCACCTGATTCGATGCGGACTACGAATACGAACTGGAGATTGAAAACGAGGACAGGATGGACAACGAGGAGTTCACTGCATGGGTTGAGGAAAACGCAGAAAGCCTTGTAAAGGCAGATGCCGAGGAAAACGGAACGACCTTTGAGGAAATCGATGGCATCGACTTTACGGAAAAGGAAATCGATGACGATGCCCTTTTCGATGAGGAGTACGAAAACGCCTGCGAATTTGAATGGGAGTGCATGACGGGAAGATAAACTTCCCTGCACTTTCCAAACAGCCCCGACCCAAGGGGCTGTGGCTCGTACCGAAGAAATATAGTACACAAAATCTGAGCCATATATTTGTGCAGTATATTTTTTCGTTATGACTTGCTATCATTGAATTTGTATGGTAACATGGTTACAATGGGAATGGAATCTCGATTACAAAACTGCCACATGAGGGCATTAAAATAAATGATACAGATTTGCTTTTGGCATGTCTTTTTTGTTTGGAGGTGAGAACAATGGCAAGATTTAAACCAACCCGCTTTATGGCGGAGAATTCCAAGTATAACAAAAAGGTGGCGGACTATGCTGTTTCTTTTATTGAATGCCTCAGCCATACCAAAGGCACATGGGCAGGAAAGAAATTTGAACTGCTGAACTGGCAGGAGCAGATTATCCGTGACCTGTTCGGCATTCTGAAACCGAACGGCTATCGGCAATTCAACACGGCTTACATTGAAATTCCCAAGAAGAATGGCAAATCAGAGCTTGCAGCTGCCGTCGCTCTGCTATTAACTTGTGGTGACGGAGAACAGCGAGCGGAGGTCTATGGTTGTGCCGCAGACCGACAGCAAGCCTCGATTGTTTTTGACGTTGCCGCAGATATGGTTCGTATGTGTCCGGCTTTGATGAAAAGAGTCCGGATACTTACTGCACAAAAAAGAATTGTATACACACCAACAAACAGCTTTTATCAGGTACTTTCCGCTGAAGCTTATTCCAAACATGGCTTCAACATCCATGGGGTCGTGTTCGATGAACTTCACACGCAGCCGAACCGAAAGCTGTTTGATGTTATGACCAAAGGCTCCGGTGATGCCAGAATGCAGCCTTTGTATTTTCTCATCACCACAGCCGGAACGGACACTAACAGCATCTGCTATGAGGTACATCAAAAGGCAAAGGACATTCTGGAGGGCAGAAAACATGACCCTACTTTCTATCCAGTGATTTATGGTGCAGATGAATCGGAGGACTGGACAGACCCAAAGGTCTGGAAGAAGGCAAATCCGTCACTCGATAAGACAATCGGTATGGATAAGGTGGTGGCTGCGTGTAATTCTGCAAAAGAAACGCCAGGCGAGGAAAATGCGTTTCGGCAACTGCGTTTGAATCAGTGGGTAAAACAAGCGGTGCGTTGGATGCCGATGGAAAAGTGGGACAAATGCAAGGTTTCTTTTGATGAAGAGATGCTTGCAGGTCGTATCTGCTACGGTGGGCTTGACCTTTCCAGTACAACGGATATTACAGCTTTCGTGCTTGTCTTTCCACCTACTGAAGATGATGAACATTATTATGTTCTTCCTTACTTCTGGCTGCCGGAAGAAACACTGCCACTCAGAGTAAGACGTGACCATGTTCCATATGATATATGGGAACGGCAAGGTTACTTGAAAACCACTGAGGGAAATGTGGTTCACTATGGCTTTATTGAGAATTTCATCGATGAACTGGGGCAGAAATTTCACATCAAAGAAATAGCATTTGACCGCTGGGGTGCGGTGCAGATGTCACAGAATCTGGAGGGGCTTGGTTTTACGATGGTGCAGTTCGGGCAGGGTTACAAAGATATGTCACCGCCTACCAAGGAACTGATGAAACTGACTCTGGAACAGACCCTTGCCCACAACGGACACCCTGTTCTTCGGTGGATGATGGATAACATTTTCATCAGGCGTGACCCTGCCGGAAATATCAAGCCGGATAAAGAAAAATCCACAGAGAAGATTGACGGTGCGGTTGCCATGATCATGGCTCTTGACCGTGCAATCCGCTGTGGATGCGTTTCTGATGAGTCGGTTTATGATACGAGGGATATGCTGGTGTTATAGGTTTGATTATCTTTGCAAACTGGAATTTCTTGAATGGTCGGATATTCTCCGTTATGATCTTTTAAATATCCATTAATTTGATCTTGAGTAATATTCATATATGCAATTTGTGTGGAAATCTGCATTTCCTTATCTGTATAACTCATCTTCTCTAATCTCCTCCATTTTTTGATTAAATTCATCAATACTCATTTTCCAAATACCTTGCTCGGCACCTTGTGCCACTCGCTCATACTTTTCGTCCAGAAATCCAATTAGACTTGAATTACAAGAAAGGGAGGGATACTCGCTATAATATTCTTCTACAGTTTTCTCATCCTCCAGTAATATAAAATCAATCCTTAAATAATCAAGATTTGTATCAGAAACAATGCTTTGAATATAGGAATATAATTCCTCATTACTGTAACAATCTAAAAAATCAGAAGATAAATATAAAACAATTGTTGGATGAATGCTATATGCAGACATCTCATCATTGTATTCTTCAATTGTGATATTCGTATTCTTGATTTCTTTTTCTTTAAACGGAATGCTCGGAACATCTACATCAATGTAAAAATACAAATTGACATCGGCGAAGGTTTTTTCCACGATTTTCTTGTATTGGTCTCCAATGATCGATTGAATATAATCATCTTTTCCGCCACGTGTTTCAATCAGGCTATACACCTCAAACAATAAATCAGGATCATTTACTGGATATGCAATTGTTCGATGAGAATCCATGATAGTTTTCACTTCGAACTCTTCTCCATACTTTTCGTATAGCTGCTCTTTCGCAAATTTTGCTAAATCTTTACTGTCATAAATAACACAGCCTGTCAGCCAGATTGTATTTGTAAAAACAACAGCACATAAAGCTGCTATAGAAAAAAGATGATGAATGATGTTCTTTCTCACTCTTGCATTCTCACTTTCTGTAAAAATCACCGGAATTTTTGCGATGTAAATGGTTAATGCCCATCACATCAGCTGTATAGCATTTCATATTTTACTTTAGTATAAATGAGCATTTCCAGCGACTTGCACAAAAATATGTCATAATTTCACATGATAATCCCGTTTTTAATTGCAGAGAGAGCATAAATGGTTGGGAATTGTTGTGCAAAATGACGGTGCATGCTCATTTATAGTTATTGATAAATATTTTCATACTCATCAATTTCCATACAAATATTATCTTCTGCAATTTCATGCTCATAGACGATATATATATCATTAACTTTTTGAACAGTATATGAATACCAATAATACTTATTTCCTTTTAGTATTCTTTTACGTATTCCAATCTGCTTACCTTTTTCAAGTTTGAGATAGTTTGCATTCATCTTGTACTTTTACCACCATACCCCAGATAATCGATGAAGTTTTCGATAAAACCATAGTGAACCACATTTCCTTCAGTGGTTTTCAGATAGCCTTGCCGTTCCCAAATATCATATGGAACGTGGTCACGTCTTACTCTAAGTGGCAAAGTTTCTTCCGGCAGCCAGAAGTAAGGCAAAATGTAATAATGTTCATCATCTTCTGTAGGCGGAAACACCAAAACAAATGCTGTAATATCCGTTGTAGAGGAAAGGTCAAGTCCACCGTAGCAGATTCTTCCTTCGAGTTCGGATTCATCAAAAGCCACCTTGCATTTATCCCATTTCTCCATCGGCATCCAACGTACCGCTTGTTTTACCCACTGATTCAAACGCAGTTGCCGAAAGGCGTTCTCTTCGCCGGGAGTCTCCTTTGCAGAGTTACACGCAGCCACCACCTTATCCATTCCGATGGTTTTGTCCAGACTTGGATTTGCCTTTTTCCAAACCTTCGGGTCAGTCCAATCTTCCGATTCATCTGCACCATAAATAACCGGATAGAAAGTCGGATCATGCTTTCTGCCCTCCAGAATGTCCTTTGCCTTTTGATGAACTTCATAGCAGATGCTGTTGGTATCCGTTCCGGCTGTGGTAATCAGGAAATACAAAGGCTGCATTCTCGCATCGCCGGAACCTTTGGTCATAACATCGAACAGTTTTCTGTTCGGTTGTGTGTGAAGTTCATCGAACACAACTCCGTGGATGTTGAAGCCGTGTTTGGAATAAGCTTCAGCGGATAGCACCTGATAGAAACTGTTGGTCGGTGTGTATACAATTCTTTTTTGTGCAGTAAGTATCCGGACTCTTTTCATCAAAGCCGGACACATACGAACCATATCTGCGGCAAC